GCCTCGCGTTATATCCCTGCTTCTTTTTTCCTGGCATAAATCAACTCCAATAAAAATTAATATTTTCGCACTGGTTTTTTACCAGGGCGGTTTTTCCTCGGCGGAAATTTACCGGGGTACATCATAGTTTAAAATGCTTTGGCAGATTATGAACAATTGCTTTTTGTGCCTGCTCGGAAAGTTCTTCCATGGCATTCTTAGAAAATGTTTTTGCCTGGTCTGCAGTTAAAGAATTTCCTTCATCATTTACTGCATCAAAAAAAGCTTTTGCTCCCCATAAAATTAATTCTTTTGCAATCTGCATTTCCAATCCGGTCATTTCTTTTTCCTTATTTTGGTTCCATGTTTTTTCTTCCAGGATTTATAAATCTTGGGTTTATTAATCGCGAGGAAGGTGCGCTGCTTCTTCGATCTAAATGGCATCAATAACTCCACATAGCTTGTGCGGGCCGGTCCACTCCATCGATGTGAATAAATCGATCTGCGTGGCTCCCTTTTTGAGAAACGCCCAGGCCATTGGCACCCACATTTTGTGCAATTGCAAAAAGCTCCATCGCCCTTGGTCCGGAAACCAGAATGTCAGCTGCACGGCTTCCATTTTTGGCATGGGTGTGTGGTCCGTTTTTTACCGTGGAAACTTTTCCATTATGGTCATCACATCTGAATGCCGAGCTGACCCGCATCGGCCTGCCGTAGGCTTTCCGGATCTCTTCCAAAAGCTTCATAAAATCCGGGTCCATATCGGCCCGGCCACAGTTGCCGCATCGGCAAACCATTTCATCAAAACTAAAATGAGGAGATATCATCTTTGCCATAACAATTATTCCAACTGGATAAATTAAAAATTCCCGGCGTGTCAGCTCCGGGTTATTCTTCCAAAGCTTTCCTGACCAATTCCAAAGCCTGGTCATCCAGCTTATTCTGCGTGGATTGAACCAGTGTGCTAAGTAGTAGAAGAGTGATTTGGATGACAAATTTTTCTGAGGTCAGTTTCTGGAGAATGGCGGCTACAAATTTAGGCATTACGTTTTTCCGTTGCTGTCATTGGCTTCGGTGCTGTCGAACCAGTACCCAACGCACTGGCTTAACTGCGCTGCTGAAGCGCCCACAATTACACTGCTGATCGTCTGCATGGTTTCTGGAATTTCAATCAAAAATATTAAAATCAGATTGGTGAAAAAGATTCCCATTAAGCACAGGGTCAAAACTAGTCTGGCGTAAATCTTGGCGCTCATGATCTAATGCGCTCAAGTTCCCTGCTGATGTTCTGAAGTTCCACGCCATGCTCTACCAGGGTCTTGTTTGTTTCCTTTATGACATCAAGCAGCCGCCCTTCCAGTTCTCGCCGATCCGCACGCGCCTGGCCATTTGTTTTCCAGATGAACCAGGACAAAAATATTAATCCAACGCCCGCGATCCCCTGGTCAATTAAAACACCAAGAATCTGCTCAGATGGATCTTGGTCTTGTTGGTCTGAATACCGGCGTGGTTCCGGTGGAATATTCATTTGCCTTAATCGAGGCTCATAAATTCCATGGTATTGAGACTCGTGGTCCCGCGCCTGGACATCCGCAAAAACTGGTGCCACCCAAAACGACAAAATTATTAAGGCCGATGCTTTCATAACGAAAGTGCTGCCTGGGTTTGTGTTTCCAATCCTGGCACTTCAATCGGTGCGCGGCTTCCGCGCTGCTGAATGGGTGCGCGTTGCTGTTGGTAAAATTGCTGAGTGCTTTGGATGAATGGCAGCTGCAGACTAGGATCAAGCGGCTGACCAAAGAACTTGGAAAGTGATGCCCGGCGTGGTCCATCGAGCTTTGGCTGCTTGCCGGCAAACTCCCGGAGCAGGTATTTTTTCTGGTCCTGGTACAGTCGCGGGAAAACCTCTTGGATGGCTTCCATGTGTTCTTTGGTTAGGCTGCCACCAGCAACATGGAGCAGGATAGAATTCGGATCATTGATGGTTTCCACATACCTCATAAAACGCATTATTGAGGGCATAGAAGGAAGGGAATTCTGATTGTTATAAAGCAGGGTCTGTCCTGCTATTGGACTAACCGGCAGCCTTTCTTGGAGGAAATTAATCCCATTTGTCATGGTCTGGATCAGCTCCAGGTTGATCGTCTGATCTCCTTCCACTTCCGGCACCATCTTTTCCATCCGCGCAAATAAAGTTTCCGGATTCCCTGCAAAGTTATTTAGATCATCGCGGACGCGTTCAAACTGCTTCAGCGTGATTTCCGGAGTTGGTGGTGTGGGTGCCACAAACTTCACCGCAGCTGCATCGCCAACCCTAGTAAGAGATCCTACTGCGGCCTTAATCATCTTCTCGGATTTGCCTGCCATGTTCAGCATTTCACCATAATCAGTGACACGGCTCATGGTCCTGGCAAGCAGCAGCTCTCCGGAATCCCTCAGATATTTTCTGGCCATGGCAGTTCCGGCAAAGGTGGCTGCACCAGCTAATCCGCCGGTAACTAAACCGTCCATGGTTGAAGCAGCTCCAGCACCTAATCCGCCTCCAACTATGTAGCTTGTCAATGGGAGTCTATTGTTTACGGCTTCCCGCGCAGCTGCTCCGCTGGCAATGTCGCGGATCTGCTTTAATGCACCATATAAAGCCTTTGCCTCGATGAATTCCGCATAGGTGTTTTTTGGAAGTGTGGTCACCTGGGAAAGGCGCCCTGCAATAGCATCCAGGGCGTTTTCAGATTCCTCGCGGATGATGCTGGCCATGGCATTGAAATAATCGTAGTCCTCCGGGCTGCGCTTATAGTTTGCCAGGTTTTGCTGATACCAGGTTTTCAGTTCTTCTGATTCCCGGAAGGAAAGAAATTTTCCTGCTTTTAATTTTTTCCAAAAGGGACTCAAATTTTTATAGGCAACATCCCGGAAAGCTTCGATGCTAGCTTCGGCCCTTCCTATCTTTGCTAAAATTTGAGGATCATTAACCATCCCTTTCCCCAATGCCTTGGGATTGTTTATGATCTCCCTGGTCATCCGGTCTGCAATTGTTTCCGGATCAAACCGTATATCATTCAGAGGTTGCCCTGCTTTTTTTGCTGCACCTTCTACGCGGGAGATGATGTCATCCAGCTTCGATCCGTATTGTGGGAGCAGCACATTATCCAGTTCTTTGACCAGCTCATCTGCATCCTCTCCGAGGTTTTGCAGCACACCCTTTTTGTCCAGTTCCCGGATGCGTCTTCCCAGTTCATAAACCGCGTCTGGGTATTCCCCTTTTGATGTGACTTTATTCCAATCAGGTTTCAATCCACCAAGTGCGCGGAAATAAGCTTTGTTGGTTTCCTTAGTGAATGCACTCTTCCCGGAAGATAAAACTTTAGACACGGCCCCTATCAGACCCCCTGCCACGCCGCCAAACCCGGCGCCTGCATAAATATGGTCTGCCAGCAACGGTCTGGATTCCGGATCATCCAAAATGTTGGAGCTGGTGGCATACATCCCACCTACCACTGCACCCTCGGCAGCCCCCCCAACGGCCCCCTGGACCACACGGTTATTGATTGCAGACCCGATCTTACGCATCCCCTGGTCTGCTGCTTTTCTTCCAAGATAGGTGGCTGCCAATGCGCCGCCCTTGGCAGCTGCTCGGCCTAGCGCCGATGTCACTCCAAACGGTGTAACCAGGGAACCAACCTCGCCAAGTGTGGTGGCAATTGGATTCAGTTCCCGGTGTAGTTTGATTTCATCCTCAGTAAAGCCGGCTTCCTGGAGAAGCAGATCTGAGGCGCCAAAGGTCAGCCCGCGTGCGGCTCCGAGTGCTGCGGATGTGAATGGAGAATCTTCAACCTCAACCTTTAAATCTTCCCGCTCAACCAGCTCGGTGGGTGCGTACCGGTAGCCATCCTGGAGTGCCAGGTGTGCTTCCTCGGCCGGCACGTTATAGAGTTCACCGTCTGGGTGGACCAGAACAACTTCCTCACCTTTGATAAAGGAATAGTTTCCTGACGCAATAAGATCCTCGACACGTTCATCGGCTACCGTAACGCCTGCGCCAAGTCTGTAGTCAAAAAGTCTAGCCATTATTTATTTCTAGGTGCGCCGTAGGTTTTGCCGGTGCCGGATTTGGGAATAGTGGCGTGCATTGGGGTTGCACCCTGAGATGCCATTCTGGCGGTTAGATCCTCAATTAATTTATTTCTAAATCGGTAAAGGGTCTTATCTGCACGGCCAAGAAGGTTCTGAAATTTATTGTCATTGAACTGCGGAATTTGGGTGATGTTCAACTGAATTTCTTTGGCAGAATAGTTTGCACCAAAATTGTTCAGTTTCTTAAATAAGGTTTCCAAATCAGATCCTAGACCTACAAGGGACGCACTGGTTTGGCTAAACAGCGAAGGCGCAAATCTACTCTTGTCTTTTAACAGTTCTTCCATTTCATTTAGCTTCATTGTTGTAGCTACCAGCAGCCCATTAAAAGATCGGTGATCTAGTCCCTCCTTTGCCGTGTTGGTCATGTAACCTTGGAACGGAACTGCATTTCCATCACCGTCAATCAATACAACTGGCTGCACAATTCTTTCTCTTTCGGACTTTCCTGCCGAAGCTTTCAAAGTAGTATCTGCAACAATTAAATCTTTAATAATTTTAGAAACAGCTAACTGATAATTCCGATCATTTTGCAGTTGAGATTCTTCCAGTTGTTGCTGGATGGATTGAATGTTTGTCAAAGCTTTTGTTTTCTGCAGCTGAAACTGACTGATCTGCATAACGCGCTGGGTTTCATTCTGAAACTGTTGAAGTAATTCCCCGCGCCGGCGTATTAGATCTAGCCGCTGCTGATCTGCAGACCGCATTTTCATTTCTTTAGACTTCAGAAATTTCTGCTGTTCCCGGTCAAGGAAACCATCAAGCATCTGCATGGCCTCGTTAGGTGTCCTGGTCAATGCTGATCCGGCTGCACCGAGCGCCACGCCCAAAATGGCAAGCCACTGGTTTGCACCTTCTAAAGGCGGCTTCTGCTTTTCCTGTGCTATGTCCTGGATCGATGTTTCATATTTGTCAATCTCGGTATCAATCCTATCGCGCAGCATTAAATAATCCTGCTTGTTATCACCGAAAAAATAGAAACCACTTTGTGTCCCTATTTCTGGATTTAGCTCATTAATAAATTCAACAGCTTCAGAAAATATCGTTTTCTTTTGTGGGCTTGTAATGGTGGCAGCAACATCCTCCTGCATGGTGCTGATCTGCTTTGCAAAAAATTTTGGATCATCTTCTGTTTCTAAAACTTCCGTTCTAGTTTCCTCATCCTTCGGCTTCAGCTCTTCCTGGACCAGTGCAGCTTCTTCAATCTTTGGTTCTGGTTCCGGCTCAACTTTTTTGGATGGTCTAGGTTTTAAATTTTGGCGGGCGCCTGCTGTCATTAATCTTTGAAATAATGGTCTTTCATCGGCTGCACCTGGCAGAGGATTTTTATCCATCAATCCCTGCGCGTATTCTTGTATTGGGCGCATACCTTCAACTTCAGTAAGACTTTCTTCAACCTCAGTTCCAGCCTGCTGAAATTCCTGCTCGGTTGGCATCGGAAGATCTGGGTCCATCAGACTTTTCCACTGTTCCAGCTCCGGTCCTGCGCTTGTGGCCCCTGGTTCTGTGATCGCCGTATCGGTCATGGTTTCGCTGACGGTTTCCTCGCCAGGCAAATTGAATCCGGTTCTCTTTAAATTTAGTCGTGCCTCTTCTTCAGTGTTTCCACCTTGCAGGAAAGCTGCGATATAGGCTTCGTATTTCGCCGGGTCTAGATATCGATCTGGATCAGTGACTGCCATTATCCCTCCTCAAGCTGCCGGAGCCGGTCATGTAAATTAGATTGAGAAGCAAGGATGGCGGCCAGCCCATGGCCATAGTCAACCATCTTGCCCTGTGGGGTATCGGTTACAAATGAGGCGCCCATCGGCGTCTTTTCCAGATCCTGGGCCATCACGCCCACAAACATTCCTGCGTCTGCTCCAGGTGCGTTCTCATCCTTATATTGATATTGGTAGGCATTGAGCGCGTCCAGAAAACCTTCCACTTGGTCATCAGCTGCGCGGATGTTACGTTTGGCATTAATGTCTGATGAAGCTGCAATCATGCCGCCGGCTGTCAATGCTGTTCCTATTAATTTTAAAAAAGCTCCTTCTCTTTCAGTGTCCCTGTCTGCTTTAGCCATTTCTTTTTTATATTCGCCTACATAATAGGCAACTTCCTTTTGTGTCTCGGCATCCAGAATGGCCAGCTTTTCTTTTAGGTCAAATCCCATTTCAGCAAGATCCATTTCCATCTGCGCGAGATCCACCTTCAAATCGATCCCCTCCAAAGCTTGCATCCCTTCAAAGGCGGCCAAGGCCATGGCGTCATC